GCCACCAAGGGAAAATGCTGCACGGCCGGCGAGAGCGCCGATACCGGCACCGCTGATGCTACTAACCGCGCTTGGTGTGAGCTGGCCTACTGACTTAGCAACTTGAGTAATGAACCCATCAACGGTCGGTTCATCTAGGAACTCTTCAAACGATTCTACATTCTGTAACGGGGCAGCAGCTGCTTGCTCCGTGACTCTTGCTCTGCGTACGTTTTGAGCTGCTTCGGCGTCATCGCCAGTAGCCGTGTTGAACAGTGCTTTGAAGTATTCGACATCAGCTGCAAGCCCTTCAGCTCCGCTTTTTACGCCTGCGCTAAATACCTCCCCAATACCGGTTGGTGTAGGACTGGCCTGTGCCGGTCCTTCAAGCATGTTGCGCTCGCCCGGATTAGTTGGTTCAAAGAGACTGTCGAGGTAGTTATTGCGCATTGGCGGTATTCGCTATCGCCGTTGTCGTTGCGTAATCGGCTATCGCCTTACTCACCTTTTCCAAGTCGCTAATTTTAATTCGGGCACCTTGTTGCTCTCCCGTGCGGTTACCCTGTGCATCTGTTGCGTATGACAAATAGATGAGTTCGGTGGGGTTCTGTGGGTCGTTAACCCGCACACGTGACAGAGAAAAGTCCGTTCCCTGCGCGTTTGGAGAATCCAAGAAGAAAGACTTCAGTGACGCGGTCCAGCTGGCTGAAGGGCCATTGTCTACAAATACTGCAACAGCTTCACTGATGCCTGCGTTGATAGCGCCATCAATTATCTCTGTCGCTTCGGCGTCGCCTTTAAACTCGGCTTTTGTGGCTATGATCTTCCGAAGGTCTTGGCTAAACCCAGCCAATGCAGATCGATAGTTTTTCGTTAATTTCTCTGGTCGTTCTGGGTCGGGTCGGAATCGCGCCACCATAGAGTCAAATACTTGGCCTGCTTTTTCCCCTGCACGACCTAAACGAGAGCGACCATCGGAATCGATGCCTTTGACGTATCTCGCCCAGTTAGTCTGTGCATTTTGTAGGCTCGCTTGCGCATTGAGCACATTTGCGTCTGCCTTACGGCGGTCCGTTTCTGCCTCATCTAGAGCTGCACGGCTATAGCTGGTCGTACCTGTCTCTTTGAGGTTACTCATCCCCTCGCGGGCACGTTCACGGGCGTTCTCGTCAGGTGCCACCACCGCCAGAAGCACGCGTGCTGCGAGTTGTTCGTTTGTTGGGAGCTTGGCAATATCCGCGATGCTACGGACACCCGCCTCTTGCATGCGCTGCCCCATGACGTTTACCTGATCAACCGTGAGCGTCAGTTCACCAGAATCTACAGCGGCGTCGATCTCTTGGTCAGACATACCGTCAACACGCTGGATTACAGTCTCTTCGAACTGGCCCCAGGCTTCGGTGTCCATGACAGGGGTCTTGGGTGCTTCAGCCGGAGCGACCTCTTCACCTTTTATCTGGGCAAGCTCAGCTTCAATTTCCCCAATACGTTTGTCCCTGCGGTTGCGGGCGCTGACCCGGTCAGGTCTATTGCCACTTATTTCCCTATTTTTGAGTCGCTCAAGCTCCGTTTCCAGCCTGCCTTCATATCTAGCAAGCGTATTTTCTTTAACGCCTCCTGGCAAAGGCACGATCGAATTACTCAGCGTTGTGTCTAATTCCCTATAGCCACTTGATTTAGGTGACTCAGGTACCTGCTCTGGAGCTGTTGGCTCGGGTATAGCGATGCCAAGGTCGATGGCTGTTTGGCGAACAAGCTGTTGTCGCTCTTCATCAGTCTCTGCAAGAGCGAGAACAGTACGAAAGCTTCTCGACGCTGCTGGGTTGCCCTGTGCGTCTATTGTGGTCACAACCGTCGCCTGCTCATCGGCAGCTCGACTACGAGCGTTGATGTCAGCCTGATTAACGCCCCTCATCGCCATGTACTCAGCGCCCGCTCGTCCTTTTGCGCCATCTAACACGCGAAAGTTCAGCCACTCGTTAGACACGGCCTTCGCGGCTTGCTTTGGGTCTAGGATGAGAACCTTGTCGGTCTTCTCAACACTACCTTCCGCAGTAAGCACTCCCATACTGCCGTCTTCGTAACGACCAATAACACTAAGACCGCCGTTTGGGCCTTTGCGAATCTCGGTATATGTGAAGCCCTTTGGTTTAGGCAGCGTACCTTCGTTAAGCACTCGTAGTGACAGCGCAGTGGCATTACGGTCACCTGTCTGCAACTGGCCAGCCAATACATCTTCATCCAACTTAGTGGCGTCGGCTGGGGACACTAAACCGTACTTACCGGCCTGAACAAAGAGATCACCTGATAGCTCGATAAATTGCTCTCTCCCAAACTCAGTTGCATCCCTACCTTCCTGCGCCTGCTTAATTGCGAGTTCGCCTTGCTGAACCTTAAGTCGACCCTGATCGGTCTCAGCATTCATACGACTGGTGTCAGCATTCCTTTCGTCTACAGCCAGTCCTCGATCCGTTCTTTTCAGAGTTTCGTTGAACTGTCGGACATTCTCTTGCTGCTTTTCTCTTGAGAGCTGCAACTCATCCGCACTGAGTTCTAGCTGGCGAGTCTGTAGATCGAGCTGATCTCGTCGAAACTGATTGTCACGGCGCTGCTGGGCAAACGCTTGTGCGCCTTGTATGCCTGCAACAACCCCACCGCCAAAATCACCAAGTGCCATACTTCCCCCTTAAAACGCGAACGCCATAATCGCCATCGCGCCAAGGCTACCGATGGTCGAATAGGTCTGCGCACGTGATGCAGCTCGCGCTTGCGTGTAGGCGTTTTCGCGCTGATTAGCATCGGCTGCTGCAGAGCCCAATTGATTTTGCGAAGCTCGATTCACGCCTTGTCCGATGTTGATTAGGTCACTAAGTAAGGCGGTATTGGCTTCGCGTTGTGCGATACGTGCGTCGTTAACCGACTGGACACCGCCAAGGGTATTAGCTCGCTGCAGACGAACATCTTGCTGCTGTCGCTGTGCGGGGGTCAGTGCCGCTCCATAACGTGACTCGTTGCGGTTCGAGATTCCGAGTGCCAGTCCCTGCGCTACCTGGATATCGTCCCGAGCTTGATCAATTAGGCTCGTGTCGTTCTGCGCCTGATTAATAAGCTGCTCTTCAAAGTCACGGTAGTTATTGACGTAGTCGAGGTACTCTTGGCGTGTGATATCCGCATACGCCTGCTCTGGGTCGTCGACGGCAGGAAGGCCCATGTTGTTGTACATGGACTGCTGCTGGCCCAGCTGTCGAGTGCGGTCCATTATCCCGCCAAAACCTATTGTTGGGTTACCCATAACCATAATCAGCCTCCAAAGAATCCTGAGAAGCCCAGACGGGCTCCAGCGCCCTTGACTTGTTGGCCTTGTGAATTAACGGGGGTGAAGAAAGTGCCGCTTACCTCTTCGGGCGGACCCATGCCATCACCCGCCATCTTTTCGCCCTTCGTACTCATGTTCTCAGCACCTTGCATCAAAAGAGCCCCGGCAAGCTGACCTGCTGCTTGTTGCTTAGCCATCGCAACGGTCTGCTTCGCTTTCGCCCGTGACAGCGCTTCTGAAGTCGCCAGACGTGAGGCCTGTGCCATACCGGTCTGCGCGTCTGCGGCCTGGCCACGCGCTGTGCCCAATACATTGGTCCTCATGGTGTTCTGGATCTGTTTGGCGTTACGGTTGGCAACGCCGAGCTGGCCCTGATACGCCTGCGCCATATCACCGGTAGCGGTCGTACTCTGGGTCGCTTGATAGGACGGTTGAGACGTCAGCGCCTGCATCGTGTCGGCGTTAGCGCGGCCACGAAGAGTCGAGCCAATGTCTTCAGACATGGACTTGTCGCGCATCTGGCGGAGCAGTGGGTCATAGCGCTGTTTGAAGTACTGGTACTCCGCCATCGCTACTGACGCTGAAGCCTTCTCCGCTTCTGAGGCCTCGTAGTCTTGTTTCTTTGGTCCGCTACCCATCAGCTAAGTCCTTTGAATAAACTATGGTCTCTATGTCCCATCCCATCTCTGTTAAGTAGTTGGACATCTTTGGGATGCTCGACTTAACAGTTAACTTGCTAAACCCGGCTTCTCTTGCCACCCGCATGAAAAAACCTTCATGCGCGTTAACCAGCCCCTGGCCCTGTCTATTTGCAGCGGCGAGCCAGACCAACAGTGCTCGCTCTCCGCTGAATGGATCTGTCTCACCAATCGTGACTACAAATCCGTCATCCGTGGTCCAGAGATGTGCTTCTTGGGCAATACATGCCGCGTACACATCTTCTGGCCTAAAGGACAGAAACTTATCCTCAGCGAGGATCGCCTCTATCCCAGGTTTGACCCAATGCCACTCGCGACGTATGTCGCTAAACACTGGGTCATCTAACTTCTCTTCCATATCGGTTTCTCTTCTTTGAGAGGGGTGAATGTAAGCCCCCGTACTTCACCTTCCTGGCAATACCGGTGTCTGCTTGTCGTGCTCGTCGCTCCGCCGCAATGACGTCCTGAGTGAAGAGCGTTCCGTAAACTTGTGCGCCTGCGTAGTCAGTCCACTCACGCAATGGCATGCGAAGTAGGCGGTAGATCGCACCGTTAACAATCACATCGCGATAGTCGACGATGAGGCGATCAGTAATTTCGGTCGAGCCCACTGTCGGTTTGAGTTGAACACGAGTGATCGTTGAGTCAGTCTCTGAGTCACTTGGCACCGGGACTAACCGGAGTTGACTACCCTCATACAACCAATACTCAGGCGTCCCGTAATAGTCAGTCTCGCGCCACTTCGGCTTGCGCTGCTCCAAAAGGATTGAGCTGATTGGCTCCAGTTCTACACCCTTATGAATGACCGTCATGATCTTGTGGACAACAGAGTCCGTTGGCGTAGTCAGCGTGTAGTCATACTGACCAGCTACCGTCGAGAACTGGATCTCCTCCTGAAACACACCTGCCTTCTCACACAGCTCAGTGATAGCTGCTCTGATGCTGTTTTCGATCAGCGTGTCAGGGCACCCAGGAACCATCGGGATGATTTCGGGGAGGAGCATCTCATACGCGATAGCCATTTATTACCCCAGCTGTGTAGGTGTAGCAGGTCGAGCCTGCTCGAGGTTAGGGGTGGTCATCGCGTCGATCTGACCCTTACCAGTGACCGAAGTCGTAAAGAGCTGGTAGTGATTAGCTGCACGCTGCGAGTTACCTGCGTACTCGGCGTCCTTCATGTAGGCCATGTACAGCACATAGTTCATGACAGCGTTGGCAAACACGTCTGGCACATCAAGGTTGTCACTCAACCCGACTGTGTTCGGATTCGCCGAAAACACGATCTCTAGGTAAGCCGAGCCACTTACACCAGGGTAGACGTAGAAGTTGCGAGGGTTCTGCTCATCGTAGATGTAGTGCTTCACAATGTTGGTGTGCGCTGCGTCGCCGCTGACTGAAGGGTCGTGCCAGTCGGGAGTCTGCGCATCGAGGATCTCTCTAGACACCAAACGCACCGAGCGCTTACCCGTACCGTTTGTCGCTGCTGACATGTTGCGAACAGCCCGGAGCAGGCGATTGCCTGTGCTTGGGATGCTCTGCTTAGTGCCACTAGCGAGCGTGATGGTTTCGTTCTTTGCCGAAGCGTCTGGCTTCAGCAGTGCGATTTCGCGTTGCGCATCGTTTACCCACAGCACCAGTTCATCTGTTACCGGCCAACGGATACCCGTGGTGTCTTGAAGAGTGGTCTGGACACGATCGATAACGCTTTGGACTGAGACTGTCATGTAAACCCCTTATGAGTTAAGCGCTGTTTCCCAAGCTGTTAGGCGCTCATCCGCAGGGACAGTGCGACCTACCAACTTGTTAACGACGGCAGCTTTTGGCGTGCCATCGACCTTAAAGTTATCTGGGTCACCTTCGACGATCAGTTCTTGGAGAGCGGCGACTACGTCGTCTGTCTCTTCAGTCACTTCTTCAACAGGTGGCTCAAGTTCTGGTTCGCTATCGGTCTGCTTTGCGCCCATTTGCAGCGCATGTAGGCCAATAGCCTCGGATACTTCGCGTTCTACCCCTGCTTGGAACAGCACAACTGCCCCCGAGGTCAGAGCGATTCGGATGTCCTTATCACTAACTACCTTCATATCTACTCCCTAAAAAAGGGAGCCCCTCCGAAGAGGGGCTCATAGGTCTTACTGAGCAGTGTCTAAGCAGATAACACCGAAGTCTTGGACGTTGCCGCTGACATCGCTGTTGTACTTAGGCTTGCGTAGACCGAAGATCTTGCCGATTGAGATACCAGCTTGGTTCTCATAATCGAAAGTATCTTCAACGATCTCTGGGAGACCGATATCAGCCATTGCAAGCGCCTGAGCACCGCAGAAGAGAGCACGTGCGCCGCTCACGTCTGCGTCTGCACCCCACTTGTAACCGGCGGCACCAGCGTTTGAAGAAGTACCACTGGTAGCGCCTTCAGTGCTGAATACGTGACGGAACTCGTGGATCATTACGCCGTCAACCATGAGGCTTGAAGAACCTGCAAAGAGGCTGTTCGAAGCGCCACGTACGCCAGCGTTACGGACGTTAGCCAGGAAGTCTGAATCGAGCTTCAAGCTGGCCATTTGCTGAGGAGTGACGAACATGTGGAACACTTCGTCGTTACCTGCACCACGGATACCACGGATATAGTTGTCCTTAGCGAAAGCCTTCAGATCAACGATGTGGCGGTAGCCCATCTTGTCGGTAGCAGTTACTGCAGTTGTATCACCAGATACGAGGTTAGAACCTGAGATACGGAGGTGACGGTCAGCAGTAGGAGCAGAAACGTCAGATGCGTACTCGAGGTCAACCAACTCGTGGCCAGTTGTGCCAGACGTAGGACGGAGACCGCCGTTAGTCTTGTGAGTGTATGCAACACCAGAGAGGGTCAAGAACGCGAGCTGGTCCATACGGTCAGCCATTGCATAAGCAAGAGCGTCACGAGACTGCTCACGGAAGTTGACTACTGACTTCTGGTCAGCCAATCGGCCAGCGATTCGGTTTGCGAATCGGAGCTGATCAAGCTCGATGGTGATATCGTAGGCACGAAGCGCTTCTTCGTTACCTTCCAGAGTGTTATCCCCGGTGATACCGTCGCCAGTCATGTCAGCAAGCAACGTGATTACTGCTCGTGTACCTTTCTCTGACTTGGTGAGTTCAGTTACGCGTTGTACAAGCGCATTTTGACCAGTTCCGGCGAACTGGTTTACGAAAGACATGTTGCGAGCAACACGCCAGAAGTCGCGACTCCAAGCCGTCAATTGTTCGGAAGTCAGCGACGCAAAGTTAGTAAGAGCCATGATGGTTCTCCTTAATTGAGCGTACGAGTTGTATGGGCCTAAGCCCGTTCATAGCCGACTTATGGAGCGGCTAATCCGTTTCCTCGTGTCGTGAGGCGACGAACTAGCGCTTTATTAACGAGGTGCGACCTCGGCTCGTTTAACGCCTTAGCGGGCGAAATACGTTTTTAGCGTGATCGACACGGTCAGATATCGTTCTGACAAACGAAGGTATGCATAATATTAGCTGTGCTAATTAAATTAAGCAAGGCTAGTCGATTTGTGATTTATACAGCCGCGAAGCCTGATAATGCACAACGACTGGCTCCTCATCACACATGTTCTGATCGAAGATCTTCACCCATTTCAAAGGCATTTCGAAATACTCATGGTTAGCGCTTACTGCTTGAAGCGTCTGCTGATCCCAGGTGTAAGGGTGTGCCTGCTGAACGTATACCCAGTCCCTTACCAGATCTTTCGACGACTGGTTGTTGGGTAGATAGATAGTCCCGCTCAACAGTGACGGGCCTCTCTTTGAGGTGCGCTTCTTTTGAAAGAAGCAAAGTCCAGGGATATCGCGTTCTATCTCCTCGAATGGTGGTTCGCGCTCCATGCGTGAATCGATGTCCAGATACAAGATGTTGTCGTCGATGGTATGCAGCGCATCGAATAAAACTCTGGGCTTCATAGCGCAGTTCAGCTCCCAACAGTCTTGGCTTTCAATAGGGTAGATCGTGTGCCTAACCTTGTACTCATTCATGCTGTCTATGAAGTCTTGGACCTCATTTTCGTAAGGCGTGTTTTTTGTGTAAAACGCTACCACTTGCATTTGTTTCCTCCATGCGCAGTTTGCAGACGTAGCGCGTTACCTCGTGGTCCGAGCAGATGATCTGCCCGTAGAGAGGAACGCACTTTTCTACAACGTCCGTGTAATAGATCCAGTCAATACAGTCGCCTTTCTCCTCAACGGCTGTACAACCGGCTAGTAATAAGAAAAGGAACAGGACTCTCACACTACCTCCTATATCTTGCTGTTTTCTTTGCGATTCTCTTTGGTTGCTTCGAGAACTGCTTACCAGCTTTGGTATCCGCTCTCTTTTTCCTTGATGTTGCTGCGTACTCTTTCTTACTCAGGGACTCGCGAGCTTTTTTCGGTAGGTACCGCTCCCCGGTAGCCTTGCTGCCCTGTGTGCTGTTCTTCCCGCTCTTGGTGCCCCACTTTTCTTTGGTCCACTTCGAGAGAGACTTTTGTGCCTTAGTCTTAGGCCCACTGTATCCTCCGCCTGACTTCTTATAGCGTTGCGTAGCAAGTTGCGCCTTCCTGGCGCTCCACTGGCCTGGTCTACCGCCTTTTGATCCTGCCTTGACACTTGCGACGATGCGTTTCCACTTAGCTTCGTCGGTACGTGCCATTAGTAACCTCGCTTCATCCGCTTCGCTGGGATTTTCTTTAGCTTTGCGTTGATGCCAGACTTCTTCTTAGCGGGCTTTTTGCTTTTGCCGCGCTTGGCGCTACATGGCTTTCCATCGTGCATATCAGTTCCCCCTCTTCATCTTTTTGAGGCTTGCTAACGAAACAGCAGGCCCTTTTTTCTTCTTTTTGAGGCGTTCTAACAAAGCAGGTGGCATAGGCTGCTTGTTGGAAGGCGTTGCTTTAGCAGGCCCCTTTTTCCTCGGCTGCTTGTTAGAGGGCGTTGCTTTCACAGACCCTTTTTTTCTTGGCTGCTTGTTGGAAGGCGTTGCCTTAGCAGGAACCTTCTTCTTACCGTTCATTGGCATAACTAACTCCCTTTTTTCCACTTAGTGGACGATGACTTGGTTTTGGATGGACTCCATTTGACGCGATCAGCCCAGTAAGCTGCGCTCATCTTGCCTTTGGAGATGTTTTTCGCATGGCGCGACTTGAATGCCTTGCGTTGACCCACGGTCTGGTTGGTTTTGACGCCTTGTTGGCCAAAACGAATGGTTTTGACCTGATCACCTTGCTTAGCCACCACAATGTGCGACTTTTTAGGGTGCGAGGGCGTCCTTTTGGGTTTGTTGTAGCCCGAGACACCTGCTCGGGCTAAACGTGGATCTTTTTTGGCTGGCATTACAGGATATCTCCGCGTAATCGTTTCAGCGTGGCATCCGGCAGTGCATTAAACTCGTCTTCCGTCATAGAACCGAGGTCCGTGGGGCGTTCTCCGTGCGCAGAAGAGCTTTCTCCAGGCATTGCAGGCGGTTGAGACTCCGCTGCCTTAAGTTTTTTGCTTACTTCGGCACGTTTTTTGGCCACTTCGTCCTCTGAGCGGGGTGCTGAAGGCGCTAAACCGGTTGGTTCGGGCGCTGGCTCGTTCATATCCACGTATCCGTTACCCATAAGCACGTATTTCACGGCTTTATGGAGCGCAGTTACGGGGTTTTCGTCCTTAGCCATGAGGCCTTGGTGCAGTGCGTTGACTTCGTCGGTCAGTTTTTCGTTGAACTGATTAGATGACTTGTCAAAAATCGGAAACTCCGACTCCAACTCCGCAGCCGCACGTTGCAAAGCCGACGCTTGTTGGCTCTGGTTGACGCTATGGCTGATTTTTTGGGTCAGGTCGTGCTCAATCTGCTTGCGCTGAGCCGTGTTGATCTCGACTCGGAGGGCTGCTGCCTTGTCTGACTCGCCATCCAGCACCAAATTTTGGTACTCAACCTCTTTTGCAACAAAGTCAAAGTCACTCTGAAAGGTCTCGGGCTCCTTCATTTGAGATCGGAGGGCATCTAGCTCCCTCTTGTACTCCTTCAAAGTCGCGTTCTGCTGATCAAAACGATACTTGGGTATCATTTTTTGATCTTGAGTCGTCTCTTTGGGCTCTTCAGCCGCTACAACTTCCTCTGTTTCGTCTTCAGCCGCCTCTACAGGAGGTTCAGACTCCTCTGGTGCGGGCTCTGGCTCCTCTACGGCAGGCTCTTCAGCCTCCGCAACGGGCTCTTCGACCTCTTCCTCGTCCTCTTCGGGCTCTTCGACAGGCTCTTCGCCTAAGCCAAAGTTAAAATCGAGTGCTTCGTCCGCAGCGGCCTCTGGAGCGTCGGCTCCTGGCATACGATCAAATACAACTTCGTCCTTCTGCGTGTCGTCAGACATACCAATCTCCTATTGATTTATCGGTGGCCGCATATTCGGTATGTCTACCGGTTGCGGTTTTTGCTGCTTTGCAGCGGTTTGCATTGCTGTAGCAGCAATTCGGGTAGCCGCAGCAGTCTCTTGCTGCGAGCGGCGTGTTTCATTGGTGAGGTCAGACAGCTCACGACGCAGCTCTAGCTCGCGGTTCTTCATCTCAAGCTGCGACTGCAACTCGGTCATGCGTAGCTGTGGCTGTACCTCGGCAGTGTCTTGTACCTTCGCGATGTTGACGGCAGCTTCCGACTGAAGCTTGCGTACTTCGGCCTCGAGCTTGGCGATCTCCAACTGCAGTGACTGCATAGCCATCTGTTGCTGGATTGCAGCCATCTCCTGCTGCTCGGGCGTCTGCTCCACACCGGTCATCATGCGGATACGCTTGGCCAGTTCGCCTTTCTTCGCGAGGTGCGAATACTCGATGATGGCGTCGTCTGGGATAGCCACCCCAACCTGACGTAGGTTGAGCGCCTCTGCAAACTGCACTTCGTCGAACT